ACGCACGACTGTGAGAGGTTAAAAATGGCTGTAGTAAAGATTGATATTGCCTCCGAGTTCACAGGTAAAAAGGCTTTCAAGCAAGCCGAGACTTCTACAGACAAACTCACTAAAGGGGTCAAGCGGCTTAGCGGTGCACTAGCTGTTGCTTTTAGTGCACGTGGCATTGGTCGATCAGTTAAGGCTTTTGCAGAAGATGACAAAGCAGCTAGGGCTTTAGGTCAGACACTTAATAACCTTGGCCTAGCTTTCGGTAGTAACTCAGCAACAGTCAATGGATACATCTCACGCCTAGAGCAACAGACAGGCGTGTTAGATGATGAGTTACGTCCAGCAATGGATCGATTCCTTCGCGCCACTTTGTCAGTCACTAAATCGCAGGAATTGCTTAATCTTGCTCTGGACATTAGTGCTGGCACAGGTAAGAGCGTTACTCAGGTAAGCCAGTCGCTTCAGAAGGCATACCTAGGGCAGACACAGGCACTTGGTCGCTTAGGTGTAGGACTCAGCAAGGCAGAACTTACAAGCTCGAACTTTGAGGAAATTCAAGCCAGACTATCTGTTCTGTTCGCAGGGCAAGCCTCTACCGCAGCAGACACATACGCTGGACAATTAGCCAAACTTCAGGTCGCAGCCAACAACGCCAAGGAAACTATTGGTAAGGGTTTTGTTGATGCTTTGATCACAGCATCTGGCTCAACAACTATTGACCCAGTTATCGCTGGCATTGGTAAAGTATCTAACGCCATCGCAGCCTTTACTCGCGAGACTGGTAAAGCCATCGCCATCACTAAATCATTATTCGATCCTAAGAACTTCTTCTTTATGAATAACCCTGCTGGCGGCTTTAAAGGTATGGGTAATATATCTTTAAGCGTATCTTCACAGGATACGCAAAAAGCAGATTTAGCAGCTAGAAAAAAGGCAGAAGAAGAAGCCAGAAGGCAAGCCGCTGCACTTCTCAAAGCGCAAAATGCTTTATTGAAATCTCAAAAAGATGCTTTAAAATTGAATAAGGCAAAGGCTATCTTTGACTTACAGAAGATCCAGATCGAGGCAGCCCTTAAAGGTAAGTTATCTGAAGAGGACAAGATGCGCTTGTTACTTATGCAAGCCATCGAGGAAGAAAACATTAGCAATATCGAGAAGTACACCAAACTTCTAGATGAGGCACAGAAGAAAACTATTGAACTGCGCGAGATCCTCAAAGGCGATTCCCCCTTCTCATCATGGCTAACTGGCATCAATCAAGTACTGGCTGGAATGTTCTCAATCGGTACACAGATCCAAGCCAACGGCCGTGAATGGTCATCGTATGCAAACCAAGTTGCTATGACTACTATCCAATCCAATGGCCGAGAGTTCAGCTCTTCCTTTAGTCCTTCTTCAGCCAGCACGCCTACATCCTCACCAGTAGTCAATAACGTCACAGTCAATGCAGGTGTGGGAGATCCAGAGGCTATTGCTAGAGTCATTGAAGATACTTTAAGGCAGTCCACTTACCGTGGCACAGGCGGTCTGCTAGCACTATGACATGGGATCCAGATTGGCGCATCACTGTTGGCACTACTGTTTATGACAATGTGCAGCAGGTTAACCTCACAGTAGGTCGAATAGACATCGACCGTCAATGCCAAGCAGGTTATGCTCGCATGGACATTGTTAACACTGGCACTACTGCCTTTGACATAGATGTCACAGATCCTCTCAAGTTAGAGGTCAAGGACAGCAGCGGCACTTATGTCGATGTATTCGGTGGCGAGGTTTCAGACTTCTCGATTGCAGCTCGTACCCCAGATGAGACAGGGTTCTTAACTATCGGTTCTGTCTTGGCTGTTGGCCAGTTGGCTAAATTGCCCAAGGCTCTCTGGACAGGCGCACTAACTCAAGACTTAGACGGAGCGCAGCTTGCAGACATCTTTGCCAGCCTTACATCTCTAACTACAGGTGAGGTTGATGCTGGTCGCTATGAGATGATCGCTCGTAACGCTGATCCAATAGTGATGTCAGACATTGTGACCCTCATTGCAGACAGTGGCATTGGGCAGATTTATGAGGACAAGCAAGGCCGTGTCTGCTTTGCCGATGCAGACCATCGCACTGTCTATCTTGAGGCCAATGGTTACACCGACCTTGATGCCAATTATGCCTATCCTTCAAGCATTAGATCAATCCTACAGATTGGCAAGATCCGTAACTCTCTAACTGCCGACTACGACAACGGCTATACCTCAACGCTTACAAGTACAGATGCCACAAGCATTGCTACCTATGGCTTATTCGCTAAGAAGTTCCAGTCCAATGTCAAGCACACAGCTGACATGACTGACATCTTAACTAGAGAGTTATCCCTAAGAGCAGAACCTCGCACTCAACTGGATTCAGTGACCTTTAGACTTGATGACCCTACCTTGCCAGATGCCATGAGAGATGACCTCATCAACATCTTCTTCGGTCAGCCAATCCTTTTAACTAACCTGCCAGCCAATATCCTGAATGGTGAGTTTGGTGGCTTTGTCGAAGGCTGGACAATGAACGCTTCTCCTTCAAGGGTTGATCTAAAGATCTATGCATCCCCTGTTGAGTTCTCTATTGTGCCGCCACAGTGGGACACAGTCACGCCTGACACAATGGTTTGGAATGATGTAAATGCTACACTTATGTGGCAAGATGCGAATGGAGCACTGGTATAATGGCAACGACTACTTATTGGGGTTGGGATACTCCTGACAACACAGACCTTGTGAAGAATGGTGCTCTAGCCATTCGGACACTAGGTTCGGATGCGGATGTTACAGTCCAAGATAACTTCATTGCACAGACTATGGGAGCATACTAATGGCCAATACAGCTAAAGCCTTATTTCGTGGAGCAGCTACAACTACCACGACAACACTTCTTTATACAGTGCCAGCAAGCACTTCAACGATTGTCACTAACATCGTTGTGACTAACACATCTGCTACTGCCTACACATTTACAATGGCACTTGATGACATTGCTATCCACACAGCGACCACAATCAATGGCAACTCAACAATCTACATTGACCTCAAGCAAGTCTTGGCAACGGCTAAGACCATCAAGGGTGGAGCTTCCAACACAGCGGTGAACTTCCACATTTCAGGGATGGAGATCGCGTAATGGGTGCTAGTCAAGTACCAGCTTTAACAGCCCAAGCTAATTGGGTTCAACTAGCAACAGCATCGCCTACTTCTGGTTCAAGTGTTTCTTTTACGTCCCTTGCTGAATATCGCAATTATAAGCTTTACTATTTTGATGTCGATGCAAGCAGTTCGACTGTTGGTTTTACTGTTACTTTTAATGGAGACACTGGCAGCAACTATGCTTACATTTCTACTACAGACAGTGCGCAAAGCTCTAATGGCGTATCTTCTTCTATTTTGGTTGGATCGGGAGCAGGAGCTGCTTCGACCAACCACAGCGGACAGTTAATTGTAACTGGTTCGAATCAATTAACTAAAGAAATCAATTATTGGCATGCAACTACAACTGGAACTGATTCTAATTCAGGCAAGGCATCGTGGAATTCAAGTAGTGTGGTAAATCGCATTGATCTGATTTTGACAGGCGGCGTGACTTTCAGCAGCGGTACAGTTAGTGTGTTTGGTTTGAACTAATGAAAGCTCGCCTGAGTAAATCAGCCGTCCAGCTGAGAGAGCAGATTGATGACAGTTTCATCCAGCGTGACCGTAAGAGTGACGGTTGGATCGCAGATGTACGGCACATGCGTGCTGGCAAGTCTGATCATATTCCAGATGCTCAAGGATGGGTTCGTGCTATCGACATCGACCGTGATCTATCAGGCCAAGCCAAGCCAGACATCATGCCCGATCTTGCAGATGAGATTCGACTCTATGCAAAGCGTCATGGCAAGAGAATTAGTTACATCATCTTTGATGGCAGGATTGCGAGTGGGATACTCGCTTGGAAGTGGCGCACCTACAAAGGGGCTAACAAACACAATCACCATGTTCATGTCTCGTTTAAGAAAGAGGCTGACGATGATGGTTCTTTTTTTCAGATACCTATGCTAGGGGGAACACTATGACGGCTGCTACTAATAACTTTGTTATAGATCAGGGGGCTAACTGGTTTCTTACTGTTGTCTACAAAGATTCTACAGGCACAGCAATTAACCTAACAGGCTACACAGCAGCCTTGCAGATCCGAGATACTTACGCAGATAGCACAACTGATCTATCTCTGACATCTCCTAGCGGTGGCATCACAATCACCGGTGCTACAGGCACTATTGCTATCACTGCAACTGCTGCACAAACAGGCGCAATAGCTGCTGGAAGCTATGTCTATGACTTAGAGATAACAAGTGCAAGCGGTATCGTTACTCGACTTATTCAAGGAAGAATCTCTATCAGCCCACAGGTGACACGATGAGCGATATCATTGAAGTAATCCAAGATGTAACAGTTGTTGAATTAGCAAGCGATGGCCCACAAGGCCCACAAGGCGCAACTGGGGCAACTGGTGCCACAGGCGCAACAGGTGCTACTGGAGCTAAAGGCGATAAGGGCGATACTGGGGCAACTGGAACTGCTGCAACAGTAGCGGCTGGTACTACCACAACAGGTGCGGCAGGTACATCTGCAAGTGTTACTAATTCAGGCACAACTTCTGCTGCTGTATTTGACTTTACTATTCCGCGCGGTGATACAGGAGCGACTGGTGCTACTGGGGCAACTGGAGCCACAGGTCAAGGTGTACCAGTAGGCGGTACTGTTGGACAAGTCTTATCAAAGATAAATTCGACAAATTACAACACACAATGGACTACTCCATTAAGTAGCCTACCTGCATTTCCTTATGTTTCTGGTAGATACTACCGATCTCCAAATACTAATGGAAATTCACAATTTACTTTTGCTGCCAACTCGACATACTTTACACCCTTCTATGTTTTTCAAGACAATACATTCAACCAAATCTCAATAAACACAGGAACACTTTTTTCAGGTTCGGGCTCTGTCAGACTCGGTATCTATAACAACACAGACGGAGCTCCTTCAACAGTGCTTTTAGATGCAGGTACTGCGGCGCCGTCAGCAGCATCTCAAGTAAATAGCATTACTATTTCTCAGTCATTATCTGCTGGATGGTATTGGTTGGCTTTTAACACCATAACTGCCTCAACAGTAAACAACTTTTTAATCAATGGTCAATCAACAGGTTGGATTCCTCACAATATGGGAACTTCTGGAAATGCTGTTAACAGTTTTTCTGGTTATATTCAAACAGTAAACGCATCGGCTGGATTTGCAACTGCTTCGTCTTTGAGTACCTCTAATCTAAGCGCAGCCATTGTCTTAAGGAGCGCGTAAATGAAATCAATTACTTACGGATTAGGCGGGTACGACGAGACAAAGCCTAACAACAACATAATCGAAGAGATCAATATCCCAGATGAGGAGCAAGAATGAACATGAAGAATCCAGCAGTCCTAGCGGCAGGAGCATTTCTAGCAGCTTGGTCTGCAACGAACTTTGACATCGATTACCGAGCAATCCTATTCGCAGTCCTTTCAGGAGTGTTTGGATATGCCACACCAAAGCGATGACTGCGCAGGACATAGCGGCAATTGCTGTTGCTGTTACGACAGTTATTGGTTCGTTTATTGGCTCGGTGCGTTGGTTAGTAAAGCATTACCTCGCAGAGCTCAAACCAAATGGGGGCGGCTCAATGAATGATCGAATCACTAGACTTGAAGCGCGTGTCGAAACTGTAATCTCACTACTTGAGAGGTGACAATTATCCCATGGCAAGAAAAGCAACTAAGGCATTAGAGGAGCAAGGTTACTCAAAGCTTGATGCTTATTGCATTGGGCTCTATGAGTATTTTTGCAGTCTAAAAAGGGCAGGCTTCAAAGAAGACATAGCCATGTTCATGATTACTGAGCCTCAAGCCTATCCGCATTGGATCTTGCCTGACCCTATCGAGCCAGAGAAGCTGGGCGATTATGATGATGACGATGAGGACTAATGACAGTCAAAAGAATTGCTTGGATCTCAGATATTCAGGCTCCGTTCTTTCATGAAGCAGCAGTCAAGAATCTAGGCAAGTTTCTAAGGGCTTACAAGCCTCATCAAACCATCTGTATTGGAGATGAGATTGATCTGCCACAACTCGGGGGTTTCGCACAACCGTGGCAAGAGGTAGAAGGCAACATCGATGAGGATCGCAAACTCACTCTGGAGATCCTTGAGTATCTAGGTGTCACAGATGTAGTGGGATCTAATCACGGAGCGCGTGTCTATAAGTCATTGTCACGCAAACTCCCAGCATTCATGAATCTTCCAGAATTACGCTATGACAAGTTCATGGGCTATGACAAGGCTGGGATCAAGTACCACCCGAACGGCTTTGATTTTGCTCCAGGTTGGCACACCTGTCATGGAGATGCGTTCCCATTATCTAACAAGCCCGGGCAAACCGCGTTGAATGGCGCGATGCGGATGGGCAAATCAATCGTGTCGGGGCATACGCATCGCCTTGGTCTCAGTGCCCACTCAGAAGCCTCTGGAGGGCGATATGGGCGCATTGTGTGGGGTGTTGAGGTAGGAAACCTCGTCGATCTTTCAAGCCCGGGAATGGGCTACACAAAGGGTTATGCCAACTGGCAGATGGGCTTCGTAGTAGGCACATTACATGGCAAGCGATTTACTCCAGAGCTAATTCCTATCGATCCTAAAGATGGATCCTTCATCTATCAGGGCAAACGCTGGGGCTAAATCGTTATCATTTCGTTATCAGAATGTGCTTGATTAGTCTGTAGTCTGTGTAACACTAAGTC